TTGGCCTTCAATAGTAGATAAATCTAAACCTTGAGTTTCAGCAGCTATACGTTCAGGGGCTGTCTGCATGTAACTTGTGTCTACCCCTAAGTTACTAAACAAACTACCTACTCTACGAGCCAACGGGTCTGTAGTGCCCATTTGCTTGTACTGAGGAGCTGCTTGGGCTAGTCTACGAGCAGGAGCTGCGGGGTCTTGTCTACCAAAGTTTTTAATACTTTGTAGTGTACTTTCTGATAGTTTAGCCATTTTAAATTCCTAATAAATCTTCTAACCAATTAGGTATAACAGGAATATCGCCTCCTGCCCCAATACCGCTTAATATGTTACTAAACAAACCGCCGCCGCCTATTCCTCCACCGATAACATTACCAGCAGAGCCTATAGCTTGTGCCAATAAATTTGATCTCATTTGTTGAGCTTGTAAGTTAGCGTCAAGTCCTGATGCGTAAGACTCTGCTTTTTCCATAGCGGCTTGTCTACGTGCTGTATCAGCAAGAGATGCTATGTTAGTGCCTACCTGTAATTGATTAAGCATCTGAGATTCAGGAGCATAACCGGATTGCATCATGCCAGCTAAGTTTTGTAAGTCCGCTGCTTGTATTTGTCTTGGGGTCATTCTAGCTTGCGTACCCATTCCAAACATACCTGAAGTTAAACCTTGCAACCCTGCGGCTCTTTGAAGAGCTTGTTGCTGTTCAGCCCCTGATTGTTGCATAGCCATAAGGGATGCTTGGTTCTGAGCTTCTGCTTGAGCCTTAGCCAGTGCTAGTTGCTCCGGTGTGCCTCCAAACTGCGCTGTGCGCGTACCTAAACGTCCTTGAGCAGCCATACGGTTTTCTAAGGCTAACCGTTGTCTTTCCTCTTCAGGCGATTGTAAGGCTCTTAGCTGTCCGTAAACTTGTTCTTCTCTAGCTGCTCTGTCCATAGACCCAGCATCTAAAGCAGCCTGTTGAGCATTAGACATTAAACCACTAACACCGCCATAGGCTTGACTAGCTAATTGTTCATAAATAGGATCGTAAGCTGCTGTAGCCTGTGTAGCTAAACCACCGGCACCTCCAAAAAGTGTATCCTGTAAAGCTTGTTGTTCTGGAGATAAAGCTAATTTGGTACTACCGTCAGCAGTAGTTGTTGCTGTGCCTGTTCCTGAAGTTACCGTAAAAGGTTTAAACTGCATTTCACTAGCAGCAGTTGTCCCTATGCCTTCCATTCCAGTTTGTGCAGTTTGACCAAAAGCTTTAAGCTCATCGGAAAGAGTTTTAAACTGACTTACATCAAAACCAAGCCCTAACAAATCATCAATAAGAGCCATTAGTATGTACCTCCGGTAATTGTTCCAGCAGTCAACGTACCACTAACATTTAAAGTAGGTATCGTAACGGTGCCTGTAAAAGTTGGGTTATTAGTATCTGCTTTTGATGCTACTGCCGTAACAAGCGCATCAAACTCAATGTCAAAGTCAGCCCCTTTGATAATCTTCGCAGGGTTGCCCGTAGGAAGAGTATCTTTGGCTGTAAAGTTTGTAGTCTTTGTATAGTTGCTCATTAGATCATCCTACCTATTAAAGCTTGAATATTAACTTCCTGCAAAGATAAAGCGTTTTGATTAATAGTAGCATCCATACCTATGGTTACTACCGTTCCCGAACCTGTTGTTTTAGTTTTTGGCCTGTCCACAATAATTGAAGCACTGTATTCTGCCCACTTAGAAGTAGGACGAGCTACAATATCGCTTTCATATTCCGAAACACCAAAGTATCCTGTTTTACTTCCAGAATCAATGGTTACAATCTGTTTAGCATACGCCTGAGTATAGTCGTAACCCCAATTAATAACTGCTTGTGCTCCCTGACCTCCTATGAAAGTCATTATTATTTCTTTTAAAATCTTTAACCGTGAAGTATCTCCAAAGGACAAAGGGTTACTAAAGTAAGACATATCATAAGGCTGTCCGTAATCCTGATAGTTACTGTAAGTAGCAATACCGTTAGTGTTGCCTACGTACAGAGTACCGTCCTGTAGCCTCTCTAAACCCCTCAGAGTTGTGTCTGACCATGTAGTAACCCTATGGGAGCCATCCTCCAAAACAGTCCTCATATCAAAGCAGTAAACGTACTTTGCGTCAGAGAAAGACAGTAAGTAAAAAGCTTCTTCAGGGCTGTATATAGACCGTAGGGGGCTATTAACTTGCTGTGTATTAATGTAAAGTAAATCATTACGAACATTCTTACTAATGTCCCTAACGGGCATTGACTTTTCTTGTATAGTCCTACCAAAGCTTCGTAAACCCTCACTGGACATAAATACTAAGTCAGTACCTGTAGATTGAACAGTGTCTCTGTCAATACAACCAACATTAGCTATGGTGTCCGTTAAAGACATTGTAGTAGGGTCTGTGGCTCCTTGATAGACAACAATGGAGTTTTTCCCAAATATAATTAAAAAGTTGTTGTGTGCCGCTAAAGCTACAATTTCATCTAAACCGTTGGGCCATACCTTACTGATATCAATGGAACCTGTAGAACCTCCAGACCATCCAGAGCCGTTAAGCAAATCAGACCAGTAGATAGTGGACTTGTCAGCGGAAAAGTCTGCAACCCAGAGTCTACCAAAAGCTGCTAACACTTCATTAGCCTGTGGTGGAGTGCCGGTCGCATGAGCATGAGAAGACATTTTTTCTACAACACCTGCATGATCAGAGTAGATTAAAGGCTCGTATCCTCTTTGAAACATATAAAGATGGTCATTAAAGTTTACCATCTTCCAGTTGTTAGCTGTAATTGTGTAGGCTGCGGGAGTAGCGTCAGTTAGCGTTGTAGTGCCTGTAAATATTTTATTGTTACCTGCTGAAATAACAACATTGTTACCAGTGGGGTTTATGTACTCTTTAATAACCTCAATCCCATTACTACCGTCTATGGGTGTTGTGCTTGTGGTTACAGCGGTAAAGCCTTTACGAGAGCCTATACGTCCGTATTGGTCAATAATGCAATTATCTGCAATGGACGCATAGGAAGCATCCAGCGTAATAGGAGAGTCTTGTGTGTTAAGACCTCTAAAGGCTGGAGCAGCAATCGTTATATTTTGTCTGTCTTGAGCCATATTAGACTGCCCTATAAACCATTTCTTCTGGATGTTTATAAGCGTCCAAAGCTATTGCATCGGACAAGTAATTTTGAGCAAAACTTAAAAGTTCTCCTGCTGACCTACCCCCAGTTTCTCCTCTTTCTCTGGCTGCTAAAGCCAACGCCATGTGTAGTACAGGCATGTGAGGGATAATAAGCTGAGAAGTATCCTCAGTTAAGTCTGGGTTTCGCTGTACGCAGTTTACACGTATTGTGTACACGCCGTTAGGTATTGGATATAAATCAACTTGAGTGTCCCCGTTAGAATCTACACCATTAAAGTTATAGAACGTAGGGCTTGACTTTGGAGGAGTCTCATTTAAAAAAGCATTGTCCATCCAATGAGTGTCTTTGTAAGTCATAAACCAATTAGACGTGTCATTAATAACGTCAATAATTTTAATTCTATTACCACTGCCTACAAGCACATAGTTAAAAATATCCGCTGTAGTTGTAATTGTTAGTGTTGTTCGTAAAGCAGACCAATCCCAAGCATCTTCTACAATCCTTTTAGCATCATTAACTAAATCACCAATAAGGAGAGAATAAGGGTTTTGGTCTACAGCAGAGACTTGATTTTCTCTGAGTCTTCGTAAGACCCCATTTACTAATTCTAAATACGTCATCTTCTAGTCCTAAGAGGATTATAGTCTATAAAATCAAACATTCTTGGTTTTAAAAGCTCTGTGTTATAACTTAAAGGTTGGTAGTTAGGTTCAAAAATTGACGGTGACTCTATTGAAAGCAAACCTGAACCCCCTAAACCTAAAACACCGTCACCGGAGTCGTCTCCGTCTTTATCTCCATCACCATTTCCATTTTCATTTCCATCACCAACCTCTGCATCACCAACCTCTGCATCACCAACCTCTGCATCACCAACCTCTGCATCACCAACCTCTGCATCACCAACTTCTGTACCACCAACCTCTGCATCACCAACTTCTGTACCACCAACTTCTGTACCACCAACTTCTGTACCACCGGTTGTTGTACCACCGGTCTCTGTACCGCCTGTTGTTGTACCACCTGTTTCTGTACCGCCTGTTGTTGTGCCATTTGTTTCTACAACAACATTTTCTGTACCTTGATTAACAACAGTGTCCGTAAGAATGTCAGTTATAAGTTCATCTACAGTTTCAGTAGAATTTCCAATTAGAACATCAACAACCGTCGTGTCCGGTTCTTCTTCTTCTTCTGTATCTACTAAAGGTACTGTAGTTGGTGTGCCTAGTATGTCTTCTTCGTCTTCGTCAATTTGTTCACCACTTTGCCCATAAACACCGTCTTCAGTAGGAAGCCAGTCAGGAATATTAGTTGCTGGCAGCCATTCATCAATATTGTCAATGTCTCTAATGTAGACTACA